TTATTGGTCCCTGAAGTTCCCACAAAGACTATAGGGCCTGAAACGAGGGCCTGACCGTATACAATCTTGAAAGGACCCGTCGTTGTTTTCGTGGTGTCCTGGCGTCGTCGGTCGCTGTCGCCGGCGGGCATGTTTACGTCTGGCATCCGCAGCGCAAGCCTCATGGCTATCCCCGCGGTTGCGACCGTTGCAGCAAAGCCAATCACGCCGGCTATTGCTCCGGTCGCTTTGCCGAAAGTAACGAATTCTCCGATGGCAATGAAAAACGCTGATACGGGTTCTGGCATTACAAGCTCCACCCTTTCAGAGCATAGTCATTGTTTACTCGTAACATGCCGTTCGTTGCAATGCACACAGCATCGTTCCCAAGTTTAATACCCATCAAGTGCTGCCGACCAAATCGCAACAGGACCGGCGATCCGTCAGCCAACGTGTCAATCGACGTGGTAGGCTCCCCAAGTACCGACGTCACCAGTTCCTCCAATGAACCAGCATCGGCGATGATGCGGTCCGCTGCTTGCTCGCTGTCGTACGCGTAGTCTGGTATGTAATCTTTGCCCGTCAACTGCTGCACAATAAACCGCACGAACTGCACACAGTCACTGGTGCCGTACTGAAACGGTTGACGTTCCCAAGCGTTAAGAGCGCGCAGTACGTCTTGCACTACGACCGGCCATCAGGGTTGTGTTGATAATCGGGTGAAAACCCGCCGTTATCTGCTGGCCCGTTGCCGCCACGCGCTGAACCCCAGCCGATCTTGACGCCGGCCACATTCTGAATGTGCGAAAAGAACAAGTCTCCGGTGAAGCGCGACTGTTGGTTTGCGTTCGTGTACATGACGTTTCTACTTTTATCAAACCGAGCCAGAGAGCTTTCACACACTAGTTGCACTACGTCACCGCCGCTAGCACCGACACTCATCGTAATCTGATCCATTTCGCCAGCCCAGATTTGCGTCGGATCGGCGATCAACGCGTCGGTCGCGTCAAGCACTCCAAGGTACACGGTGACAGGTCGCTGGAAGTAATTCTCTGTCAGCGCGGCGTCGGTAATCGTTGAATCCACGCCTGACAATGACAGCGTCAGCGCATACGGGGAAACGTCAATTCCTTCTTGCACCTCACTTATGGTTCCTAGGTCACCGACCCCCTGCCACGTCTGCGATCCCCAGGTGTACGACCCCAGCCCGGTGTGCAGTCGTAGCGTGCCGCTGCTAAACCCCAGTTCCGCAAACAACAACATAGTGACGTCTTGCGCCTGTAACGCTGTCGCAACACCTGCTGGAAAGCCGCGACTCATGCGAGGACGTCCTCGATGGCTTCGAGCGTGAACGACGACAGATTACCGATGCGGCTGTCCCAGTTTGCTGACGAGGTGACGATCATCACCGCAAGCGGTGTGGTGAATGTGACAAGCGCGTCGTCTGCCGGACTGCCACGCAGCGCAGGAGCGATAGGGACTGTGACGTGGCCTGACGGGTTACTGTCGCAATCAGCCGTGACCATGTGATAACAATTGTCGAAGGCAAGTCGATCACCGGCGCGAAAGTAGTTATAAAAAGAACTAGCGCCATCGAGCAGCACCGATGTGCCAGTTTGTCCCGCGCCATCTACACGGAGACCCGTATCACTCGATGGCGCAGCACCGCGACGCGAGTAGCCGTAGTCCTGAAAGTATATGCGGTGTTCTTGCCCGTTCAGCTTTGACAGAAACGCTTGCATCTTCGCCCGATCTGCGCCGGTCAAGTTGTTGAACGTGGCCGTGGTTTTCCAGTGTGAACCTTTGCGCGTGGCCGTTTGCACGGCGTTCGTTAGCGGTGACACGTAGGCCTTAGTGTTCGTAACCAGCGACCACGTTTGCCCTGATGGTGTAAGACCTACGTCTGTGGCGAATGTGTACGTTGTCATGCGAATCGCCTACGTGACATCAAATCGTGGATCGTCTCTACTGTTCGCGCTGAGGCCAGTTCCATTGCGGACGCAATCTTCAGGTCAACGTCGGCACCACCTGTCGCGTCGACATTGTTAATAATAGTAACGCCTTGACCTGATCGGTTATGGTCGATAACAGACTCATTGGGGTGCAATATCGCAGGAAACCCGCCGCGACCATCGACGCCGCCAGCGCGTGCGCCATGGCCAGTGAACCCACCACCATCAAACGAGGCCAGCGTTTGTCCTGCAATTATTCCAGCCGTTGCAAAACCCATCGCTGCTGTGACATTAGCGTGTGCTTCGCCTATAGCCAGCAAGCCAGGATTAGCAGTTAACGCTGCCAGTTGTGCGTATGCTGCACGTATCGACATTGCTGACATCAAGCCATTGACAATTGCAGTCCCTGCCGCAAGCGCTTGTGACACGACAAAAAATGCTTTAGCACCTGCAGACCCTTCAGCGAACACGCCTTCAAGCGCCCCTATATTTGACTGTGTGGTCGATAGCAATGTGCTTGATTGAGCCAGTATCGCATTCTGCGTGATTGTTGACGTTTGCAGAACGGTATCAGACGATGTCTTAAAGTCCGTTGCAACAATTTGTCCAGGCGCATTAGCTGCAACCACTTCAGCAGTCTCACGCGCCTTTGCTTGCACTTCGTTATAAAACGTCATGATCCCTTCGGATGGCAAAGGACCAGCCATAGCCTCATCAATGTCTGCCTTGAGATTAGTGGCCACAGTGCCAAACGACTGAGCCAATAGCGCCAGTTCTTCTGATGGTTTAGTAGTGATTAATGGCCGACCAAACGCCTCAGCAACTAAGTTGTACGCGTCGATTAGTCCATTAAATTTTGACGCTATTTTTGACACTGCTAGCAGCGCACCTTGCGCCATTTTAGCAATAGCAAACCTAACAAAATTGAACCCAATACGCAGGTTGTGGACTATGTCGGCAAACTTGGCAAAACCTTTGACTAAGGCATTAGCTACCCTTTCTCCAACGTTGCCCGAATCATTCATATCCAGCGCAGACTGATAAAAATTTGCAGCCAATTCAGAAACTAAGGGCGAAAGAGTGACAGCAATTTGATTGCCTATGCCTTCAAATACACCTTGTGCTTTTGTGATTGAATCATTCGCCGCTTCTATTTGTGCTGCATCCACTCGGCTAATTGATAGACCAAGCAGTTCTGACTCTTTTGCCATGGCGCTAAGGCCAGCCGACCCGCCAGCAAGGGTATTGACAAGTGCCACGCCTTCGCTGTCAAACAGCTTCATAGCCAAGCGCACGCGGTCGGATTGATTGGTAACGTTGCCCATAGCATCGGCAACAACACCCATCTGGACATCAAGCGGCAGTTTCTCAAGTTCTGCAGCGTTTAATCCAAGCTCATCCAGAGCCTTTACCGCCTCACCCGTGCCATTAGCGGCCTCTGAGACCCTGCGAGTCATCCGTTGCAGCGCCATGTTCATCGTCTCGCCTGAGACGCCAGTGAGTTCAGCGGCGTGTTGCAAACCGCCAAGCGCTTGAGTGGTGATCCCGATCTTGTCAGCAGTTTTTGCTAAGGCGTCAATGTTTTGCATTGAGGCTTTCGTCAGTGCGGCAGTTGCTCCGCCCGCAACTAATGCAAAAGCCGACCCAATCTTTGCAATTTTTCCGACAGTCTTGGCGGATTCTTTTGAAACCTTAGCAAGCCCGCCAGTAACAGACGCAAAAGCTCGTCTGGTCTTGTCTTTGGCAACAATGTCAAGTTCGACGTTTTTTGCCACTGCCGTCACCCTTGAGTTTGAACCAGGATATCCAGCCCATATATTCGCGGATATCCATTTGGTTAATTTCGCCGACCGTTTTCCCTAGCGATTCCGCCAAAAAATAGCGGAACTGTAGATCACGGTCGGCCTTTAGTTTCCCTCGACGTCATCCTCGCTAGGATCGTCAGAGTTGATTTCTGTCACAATCCTGGCAAGCACGTCAGGGTCAACAGATTTCAAAAGCTCAAGTCGGTCGAGCTTTTTGAATACCGGATGGCCTTCTCCGTCAATCAATCGGTATATAGCTGTCATTGCCATAGCTTCAGCAGATTTGCCTGCCGTCGCTAGTTCCATGATTTCACCGAGTGCTTGCAAGCTAATTCCGGGCCGAATGAATAACGTTGAGTTCCATTCTGGAATCTCAATTTTTCGCGGTTCAGCTGACAGCTTTGCCTTGTAGTGATTTTTCGCGCTTTCTAAAACCGACATGTTGTTATGCCGTTGAACTAGTTAGTGCGCCTGTGCCCTGTAGAGATATCGAAGCATCTACCGTCCCATCGAACGAGCCGCTAATTGACACACCTGTCACGATGGCACTGCCAGCGTAATAAGTGTCACCAGTGTCCGCGCCTTCTGGATATACGTTCAAGGTCACCTCTGCACCAATTGTCAGTGCACCTTGACCCGTGGTGTCTGTTTCGTCCCAGAAGGCGTCGACCGACGCAGACCACGACGTTAATGTCGACGTAAACGTCCGCGCAGAATCGCCTAGGCTGGTCGTTTCTACCGTATCGCCAGTCTCTTCGACAGAATAATTTTTCACCTCAGCGACGGTATTAGCGCCGACCTTAATGACACCTTCGGAACCTTTATGTATTGCCATCGATTATTCCTCCTCGGAATCTGTATCAACATCATCATCAACCGGCGCAAAATCGCCGACATTCTGATCCTTTACGGCCCAACCTTTACGGATCATTTCTTCGACTTTCCGATCAATCACTTTAATCGTTGTCGTTCCGTGCAGCATTTCAATCATTACTGTGCCTCGTCGGGATTACCTTCCAATGTAACATAACTGATTGAA